GTACCAGTGATAATTGATTTATTACCCTTGTATGTATCACGGTTGTTCACTCTCACTTTAATACGTTGCTGCCATGAGAATATCTTATCAGGTTCAGATGGTCTGTACCAGGCTGTATGTTCGTTAAGAAAGTTTCTGTATTCATTAAGCATTCTCCAAGATCCCTTCTCAGATATATAATCTTTAAGACTAGCTCCTATTTTATTTACAGATCCTTCTTCAAACCAATAGGCATTAATTAGTTTGGCCATATGAAAATAAGAAGAAGCTATCTGACGTTTCTTTAAAATAGGAAGATGTTTGTAAGATAGCTCACCTAAACATTCATAGAGAGCCATATGATATTGGGCATCTCTCACTTTAGCAAAGTCAAATCTCTTTTCTTCTTTATCGTAAATGGGTAGAAAGTTAAGCCACATGTAATAATCTCTAGTAAGATACCACGTATTTTCTCCTTCTTTATATATCACTCCCCATCTGCATTTAGCTTTTTGCTCATTCCAATAATCCATAAAGTCTTTACTCTTCAACGGAGCTTGACAATAATATCCTTGAACTTGAAACCTTCTAGCCTCAGCATTAAATTGTTTAGATATACTTACAGTAAATTGATACCCTTCATCTGGTCCAGCATCTTTAAACACTGACCTTACAAAGTCACGATAGCCCTCACGTGTATAGAATGTTGTTACATCCCATACACCATCTATGTACGTAGGTATTTCTATATAGTAATTACTTAATTTCTCCACGGGTAAGGTCTTCTATAATACCAACATCACCTTTAGACTTATGTAATAAATCTAATAGTGTGTTTAAATGTTTGCTTCTAAGAACAGGTGCATTTTGGTTATTCCAATATTCACTATATGTTTCACGTGGAACAGCTGCCCACTGTTCATTAAATGAATTGTAGTGAAACACCCAGTCTTCTAAATAAGATAAATCTTGTGACATATATTTTGGTTTATTGATCGTAAGCTAAATTCTGACCTCCACGTACAGAACTTTGTTGTTCTTCCATAAGGTCTTTATACACTCCTTTAAATGATTGACGTACAGCATCATACTTCTCAGCCATTCTTAATAATGCAGGACTAGAGCCATCTCTACCAAATGTAAGTTCTTCTGTAGCCATACTCTTACCCATCTTATCTAAGAATATTTTAATACCCTGATATGCTCTGTATGTAGGAGTTTCATACATCTTCTTACACATGTTTATAGCATGTACAATCTTATCATCATCCAAAGTAAAGTCAGCATCTATTTCTTTTAGTATAAGATGTTCTTTATCTTCTTCTGGTACATCAAAAAAAGGATTCATATCTGGATTGGGACAAGTCATATAAAATACATACATATATATCTGTAAATATTCATCTGGGTGTTCATCCATTATATCTTTAAGAAACTTAAGAGTGTAGCAATGTTCTGATGCTATCACTTTACCATTCTGTATATCAAATAATCTTATCATAGTTTTTCTTTTGTTTGCCTTAGCAAATCTCTGTTAGCACTCTTACCCATCTTTCTAAGAAGAGAATGTCCTCTTAGTTCATGGTCATGTACCCATGTAATAATTCCTTTAGCTTGATGTTGTTGCGTCAAATAAACTTTTCTAGCTTCATTTTCTGCAATTAAATCTCCATTTTCAAATTGATCTAACACCTCTTCTAAAAGAGGAATTTTATTTTCCATATTCATACTCTAAAATTTTACCGACTAAGTCAGATCGGTGGTTATGTTTAAGTTTAATATATTGTATATCTTGTATTTTCTTAGATAGTTCTATAGCATATCTAAGTCCATTGTCTCCAGCATCTCTAATATCTGTTTGTTCAAGATCACCATTAATAATTATTTTTCCTGATTTTCCCAGTCTGGTGAGAATAGCAAGCATCTCAGCTTTTGTAAGATTTTGTGCTTCTTCAACAACAAGTATGTCATCAACTGTCTTGCCCCTAATAAACTGTACAGGGAGAGCAATAATTTTTTTATCAATAATAAGCTGTTCAATTTTAACTTTGTCATAGCACTTCATTAAGTTTTCTTGGAAAGCTTCTAAATAGGGATCAAACTTATCCTTTAAATCACCAGGTAGAAAACCTAAAGAATGCCCCACTTCTACAGCTGCTCTAGTAACTCTTATTTGACTATATTCTTTTTTAAACAAAAAGTCTAATGCACATTGTGCTGACACAAGACTTTTACCACAACCAGCTCTACCAGTGATAACAACAATCTGATAATCACGGATGAGTCGTTTAACTTCCTTTTGTTCGTCATTAAGCTGTATATTATATTTAATATCATTCTTAAGAACTTTTTTTTCTTTTTCCATTATACTTTTTTTAAGAAATCCATATTACGTTTAGCATCTTTTCCCCATCTTGGTCTTTCTACTTTCCAATCATCTGGAATAGGTGGTGTTAAATCTTCCCCTGTTGTAGGATTACCATATACTATTAAATCATTTTGATCCACTGTACGTATAAGTCCTGTGTGATATATACGAACAATAAACTGAGGATTGGATGTAACACTTCCTGTAATCATAAACATGACTAAACATTCTCCTAATTGCTTAGCGTAAGCATCAAAAGGATTATGTATTTCATGAACAGTTTGTGTTATCATTTAGCTTTTAGTTTATGTCTATTATCTTCTAACCAATGTATTAAAGAAATGGTTTCTTGTTTTAAATATGGTAGATCATACTGCACTATATCAGTGACAATAGGATCACCATAATCATCTAGTCTTGTGATGGGGTTGTCAAACTTGTCCCTGCCAGCTTCTTCAAACAGTATATGATGAATCGTAAGGGTACCAGGCTTAAGCTTAGGATTGTGTTTAAGAATAATATAAAGGTATATACTAAGCTGTAAAGCGTAGTGGTTAAGATGACAATCATCGAGATGCACCACGGGGAACAACATCTTTTGGGTAATCCCTTCCCAGTTTGTATAACCTTCAACTTTAATTTCTTTATTAGTTTTATAATCAGTGATATGTACTTCTCCATTTATCACTTCTACTAAATCAGATTGACCACAAAGTCCAGCTGATTTTAAATACACCATGTGTTCTGGATAGACACCATCTTTTAGTTTCTGTTCAGGAGAGTATTTAATTCCTTCCTTTTCTATGGGTTTATAAATAGGCACAGTTTGTCCGTGTCTTTCCATATTGTCTATCTCACATATATCAGTTTCTCTTTGGTTATGATACCATGTTCCTAGTGTTGTAGCTCTGTTAGCCTCAGCTTTCCAGACATCTTTAATATCTGTAGGAGTCATGCCATACCATTTAGACTTTCTACTTTTAGAAGATTTCTCTGCTATCTTATCTGCCTCAAATGGTTGCTTAAAATTAGATATTAAACTTGTTACACTTAACCATTCCTTACCATCTTCACTTCTATACTTATGGTCATGTGCTGTAAATTGTAATATACTCATAGTCCTAATTTTTGGTTTAGTTTATCTTCTTCATCTTCTGTAAGTTCAGCTTTCCATTTACCTTTTGGACATTCTGAACTAAGAGCTCTAGTCTTTAATGAAAGACTACACCCACATCCACCTAGTTTTTCATTACAACAGGGTTGTGTTCCTGGAACCATACATCCTTCTCCACTAAAATCATATAACTTACATCCTTGACAAATATTTAATCTAATCTGTGCAAGTTGCTCTACATCTTCTTTCTTAAATATACTGTTACTTATTCCTTCTATTATTTGTCCTTTTGATTTCCAGATCTGGATGAGGTTAGCCTTTAGATTCATTTGGGGATGATGATTTATGGAGTTTAATAAAATCTTTTCTTTGTTCTTCCTGTTGAACAAGTTTTTTTAAATTTTTAAGATCATATAAAGTCTCAGCTGTTTTAAACCTAGCTGTTAATTGTTGTAAACCTTTTTGTCTATTATTCTCTTCCCACTTTTCTAACATCTCTATCTTATCATCTATCTTCCAATGTTTCACTGTAAAATCTCCAAGGTTTTCTAAATGTATTCTATTATGAGAAAGAACTGATAAATTTTTTCTTATGTCTCTCCAGTAGTAATCTAATACGTCTTTAACAAGATCCTCTGGTAAACAAAGAAGCGTTGCAACCTCTGGTATAAAATATTTAGCTTTCTTGGGTTTCAACGCTTAAAAATTTAAAGTCAAGGAGAATGCTTCCCTTAGAATATATCTTAAGTTCTGGATTGATATATATCTTCTTTTTATTTTTTCCTTCTTTTTTAATAAGACTTTTCTTCTCAGCTTTTGTAATACAATTACGTACACTTTGTATAGAAGAAAATATTTCTTTTCCATGGGCTTTAATACAAAAGTTTGTTAACTCTTGGTCTCCCTCTAAAGCCAAATAAGTGAGGCAGTTTAAGTCTGCCTCACTTACGGATATTTTATTTAGATAACAGTGTGTCAATATCTGATATTTAACAATATCAAACTTAGGTAATTTCACACGTTTATCCACTTGGTTTACTATAGCCATTTTTATTTTTTTAACTTACGCTGAGCTGGTTCTGAGTCTTTAGGAACTAACACCTCATCACCCACCTTAAAACCTTGTTCAACAAGTTCTGGATTTTGGTCTATATCCTCTTGTGTCAAGTTGTGAGGTACAGCATCAGCTGGTGGCTGCGGGTTAGTCATCTGGGCTACAAACTGTAAAGCTTTAAGCTCCTCTGCTCTATAAGAAGCCATCTTAGTGTTAAGCTCTTGTAGCTCCACCTGAAACTTCTTAACTTCAATTTGTTCTTTTAAGAAAGCAATCACTTCTTCTTTAGAAGGAAGAGGTTGGTTTGGTTTTAATTCTTCTGACATATTATTGGTTTTTGGTTTATAATTCTAAATCATCTATATCTCCTCCACCTTCTTCACGATCATTAATAATAATCTGAAAGGTGTTAAACTCTTCAAACTTCTTAAAGAAAGCTTCATAAGGAGTGTCTATAATATAAGTGTCCCCTGTACTAGTAAATATAGTGGTACAATGATACACTTCACTATCTGCATCATCTGAAGTCATCTTAGCCCCGTCTATAATACTTAAGTTAAAAATAAAAGGAAGCCACTTACCAGTATCTTCTATACCAGTGAGTTCTATAGTTTTAGGATCTACAGTGTGGCACTGTACTTTACATTGATGGGTCATACTTATTTGCATGTTTTTTTGATTGGTGATACTGATTATAATTTATATACTTAGATCTATTATTAGACTTTATCATTTGCATAGCCATCATCCTATAGGAAAGACCATCTCTGACATCTACAACAGGAACAGCTATCTCTCTACCATATTTATCTTTATTAACCCTATAGTGGGAAAGGATGTCTTCTTCCCCCTCTTGTGTTATCTTTCTAATCTCTGTCATAATATAATATACTTTAAATGTTTAAACTTACCAAATTTAATATATTATGGTTATGTCATGTTCTACAACTTATCCCCACCTGTTAATATATACCCCCCCTTATAAAATAGTCCGTGTTATAGGATGTGAAGGGGTCCCACCCGCGAGCTCCCCGCCACGCCTAGCTGCAGGGCTACCCCCACCTACTAGAGGGGTGGGGTCTAAGAAAAAAGCTACAGTAGTAATAAATTACTGTAGTTGAGATAACATGTTACCCTAGATGTATAGTTAAATTATTAACTATGGATTATGTATTCAATGATTCAATGGAATCAAAGTATAGAATAGATCTACTATTAGTAGATAGTTCTACCAACGCACAGCTCACTGGTGTGCAACAGAAGATAAACCAATGGATAACTATTGGTGTATTAGTAAGATACAGCACCACTGTCGTTGGTGACAAGATCTTGTTTGAGATAGTTAGGATCAAACAACAAGGGGATTAACATCCTCTTGTTTTTTTTACCTATCTCACCCTAGATGTAATAATAAATTATTAGTTATGAGATATGTATTTCTTATTAGTGCATTAATTGTATTAATTGTATTATCATTCATCATTGGTGGTATCTGTTATCTATACAGATTTAAGCAAGATGATTTCTTCTTAGGGATGAGGCTCATTAATAAGAAGGT